CACATGACGAGGACATCTACGGCTTGACGTACAGACGTCGGCGCGAAGGATTTCCTGAAGAAGGTGTTGCTCAAAGTGATCTGGCCAAACGCTGGGAAGACATGGCCGATAGAAAGATTGACATAACAAAACAAGAAGACTATGTACGATCGGCAGAAAGATATTTTCCCAGTGCGCGAAAGTTTATAGCAGACAACCCCTGGATTAAAAAGTTAAGCCCAGAGACCCCGCTGTATTCTATGTCAAGCCGTGCCCTGTATGATGCCCAGAGAGACAATGACAACTTAGGTTTTATACACTTGATTGATGAGTTACGAAACGCCACTAACCCCAACTCAGGGTTGCCGAGTTCGTTGCAACTCAGCCCAGACAAGCTGCAAAAGGTCACGGTGCCTCAAGCGGTTGAACTAGTGGATAAGATCAACAAGTGGCGCGTAGAGAATATTCAAAAGCTTCAAATTGAAGAGACGCTCAAGGCGGATCTCTACAAGGCTTATCCGGAGCAGAAGTATCGTTGGGTGCAACTGAATAGGCCTGGGCAGTTTGCAGCCGAGTCCGATGCTATGGGTCATTCAGTCCGTGGTTACGAGCCTCCTGAAAATGGGGGCAGTGACTACTATGGGCTTGGTGGCTTCAAGGCCATTCAGTCAGGAAAGGCCAAGGTCTACTCCCTTCGTGATGAGAAGGGTCAGCCGCATGTGACGGTTGAAGTTCAATCTAATCCTTACGCTCCAAGGTGGCGGGTCGTCAAAGAATATTTACCGCAAGCCGAGGAAATGCTGCGTGCTCGCGGAGTTACCAATGCAGACGAGCGAGAAATCTCTGAATTGGCAACCGAATTAGCTAAAGAAAAAATGCCTCCGTTGATTCAACAAATTAAAGGCAAGGGCAATGGTGAGGTAGCCAAAAAGTACTGGGACTTTGGGCAAGATTTTGTAAAAAGTGGAAACTGGTTTAGTGTCAAAGACCTACAAAACATCGGTTTGTATGAAGTTGACCCCACGAGTGATTTAGCCAGGAACCTTAAAGCTGCTGGTCGAGAGGTTCCGCGTTTTGTTAATTCTGAAGAATTGTTACAGTTTCGCAAGGAGTTTCCGTCTTACAAAAACGGCGGAGAAGTCCGTATGCAGGAAAATGGCTACAACGAAGGTGGTATAGTCACAATGCTAGATAATGCATCTAACACACAGGGCGGAGTAATGGAGCAAGGAAATAGCGGAGGGATCATGGAACTACCTACAGGTATGCCAGATCGTCGCATGGCTGGCGGGAGTTTGGGATTAAATCTTATACAGATTTCCGAACGCCTCAAGGGGATGCCGATTGAAGCGGTCATGAATTTTGCCAATGGGTCAAATCCAGAGGTTCCTCCATATGTTGCGCTGGCAGAATTGAACCGACGTAAAGAAATGGAAAAGCGGATGCAGCCCGCGCAAATGCCGCAGAGCACCATAAAAGATAAAATAGAAGAGGAAATAGGCATTGGGGCTTTGCAAGAGCAAACATTACAGCGGATGCAAATGGAGGCGTTACGCCAGAAGCAAATGCAAGAGCAGCAAATGCAGCAAATGGCGCAGCAACCTGGACCTGCTCCAGAGGGGGTGCCGCAGCCCGAGGTTCCTGAGGAAGGTGTTGCTTCGTTACCCGTTCCTATGGAATTGAGATCGGGTGGTATTGTGTCGTTTAGAAACGGGGGGCTTCCACCCGAAGAAGGAGGGGGTTCTAGTGCGCGTATTTATAATCCAAGAGTACCAAACCCGATAACAACGGAGAGAAGATTAAGAGAGGCAGCCGAAAGAGCAGAGAGAAACAGGCGAGAAATAGACCCGAGAGCAATGTTGGCAGCAGAAATTCTTGGACAAGCGGGCAGTGAGGCAGCAGGTGCTTCAGAAGCATTTTTTCAGCCTTCAGGGGCATCGCCTCCACCGTCTCCACCTCGACCGCCGCCGCCCCCGGCTTCTTCTCCGCCGCCTCCATCATCTCCACGCGTCCAAGCTGCCCCGCAGCCCGCCCCGCAACCTGCCCCGCAAGCCCCGCCGATAGCCCCGCAGCCCGTCTCATATCCAGCCGCAGGGCCAGCACAAACAGGATTGGCTGCATTACAAATGGGGCCACAAATTCCATATCCGAACTATCAACAACGGTTTGAACAGGCGAAAGCCGCAGATCCATATCTTGGAAAACTTCCAGGGAGTCAATTAGAAGCATATATTAGCAAGCTAGAAGAAAGGGATCGCGCAGATGAGGAACGGTTCAAACAGTCACAAAAAGATCGTGCTCTAACAGGTATCATTAATTCTCTCATCGCAGCCGGAGAGGGTTCGAGAGGCGGGGGACTAGGCGGACTGATGGCCGGGTATGGCAGAACTGCTGCACAAGAACTTGAGGCTTCACAAGTAAGGGCAGAAAAACAAAACGAACTCGTCCGTTCCAGAGAAATGAACCGTGTAAAACTGATGCAAGAAATTGAAAGCGCCCGAACCGCCGCAGCAGAAGGTCGATTCAAAGATCAAATGGTGCATGAGCGTAACGCCGCAGAATATGCTCAAAAAGATCGGCAAATTGAAGCCCAGATCGCGCAGACTCTTGCACGTATTGAAGCGGATACACAACGCGTCCAGTATAAAGTTAACGCAGCAAATGTAAGATCTGTTGCGGAAATGCAAGCCCGAGCATTAGAAGCCAAACTGGATCGTGAGGCTCGTGAAAGAATCGCTCGACTGCCCTCGCCTGAACAACAAACTATTAATTCATTTATAACAAGCTATTTGCAAGCAAATCCCAACAAAAAATATCATGAAGCTTTTTCTGCGTACAAAGAGCTTGGACGAGGTGGTCCAGAAGAAAATGCTCGCATTAGAGCATTAAAAACAGAAGCAGATCAGATTCGCACAACGCTTGGAGACCCCTTGCTTTCTAGCAGGCTTTCAAAAGACGATGTTGAAAAACTTCGCAAACGTTTGCCGCAAGTTATTGCAGAAATAGCTAAGCAAGACACTCCGCCAGAGATTCAAGAAATACTTAAAAGATATCCTAAATAGGTTTCGCTATGGCAAATATGAACGACCTATATGACGCACTGCGTCGTGCGGATGCTGCTGGTGATACTGAAAGCGCAAGGAAACTAGCTAATTACATTAGGTCGTTACAGGCTCCTGCACCGCAACAACCACCGTCTAAAGAGCGCACATATGGCGAGGCGCTTCAAGACATTGGTGCTGGTGTAGTCGGTGGTATTGGTTCGTTAGTACAGCTTCCAGGTCAATTGTATGGGCTTGCGACGGGAGACATGCGTCGTACGGGCACTTTGGGTCTTGGTAAAGACATTTCGGAATATGCAGAAACACTGAAGTCCCCCGGCCTGATTGCGCGTGAGCAAGCCAGACGACAGGCGATTGAAGAAGCCACGGCAAAACAGGGAGAGTTTGGTGCGTTCAAAACGGCTCTTGGGGAGACAGTCAAAGATCCCGGCCTGTTGTTAAATTTTCTTGCAGAGCAGGCTCCTCAATTACTTGTACCTTTTGGCGCGGCAAAGATTGCCAAAGTTGCGACGGCGGCTCGTGGGGCGGAGGCCGCAGCACAAGCTGGTGTACGTGGGGCTATTGGTGCCGCAGCCGTACAGCAAGGTGCAGACGTAGGTGCTGGTGCATACGAAAACATCTATGCAGAACTTAAGTCTAAAGGTGCTTCAGACAGAGAGGCCGCCGAGGGAGCCTTGAATTTGGCCCGTGCTGCGGGAGCGTCTGGAGCAGTCATCTCCCTACTTGCTCAGAGATTGCCGGGTGCCAAAGCCTTAGAAGAGGCCTTTGCGGGCGTTCCCAGCATTCAGGGTCGGGCGTTGCGCGTAGGTCGAGGAGCGCTTGGGGAATCCGCCTCGGAGATCGCTGAAGAAACAGGAGGACGGTTTTCGCAAAACCTTGCTATGCGGGAGGTTAAGCCCGAGCAAAGGCTCACAGAAGGTCTTGGCGAGACCGCTGGCATGGCGGCTATTGGAGGTGCAGGACTCGGAGGCATTTCAGGTCTCATTAGGCGACCCACCGAATATCCACCACCTCCGCCCCCTCCTCCCCCACCCCCTGAACCTCTACCGCCGCCGCCCCCGGCCCCTCCTCCGCCGCCTTCACCCCTCCAGCCAGGAGAAGCAAGAGCTACGTTGCCAGAGTTTGGACCCTCTCCTCGTGTAGAAGTTACTCCCCTTGGAGAAGATACCGCAGAACGGGAGCGCATTTCACAAGAAGCAGAACAAAAACAAAAAACCGCAAGAGAAAATTTACAAGCCCAAAACATACCCGTACTACAAAGACTGGAAGAAGAAGAAGCCAATATCCGCAAACGGATCGAACTAGCAAATAAGCCCGGTACAGATATACCGCTTACAACAGAAGAGCGAACCAGTCTAAATCAAAGATTAGAGGAAATCGCGCAACTGAAGAAAACCGCTCCCGAAAAACCTCCGGGAGGACCACGGGCCGCATCTTCAGAAATGGTAGAAATTATCCGAGAATTAGAATTATCAAAACTACCCAACTCACAAACCACCAAGGAAAGAATTAATTACCTAAAGAAAAGACTTGTAGAATTAGCGGCACAACCAAAACCGCAACCACGGCAAGGACCGCCCCGCCCAACGGCAGAAGGTGAAATCGCCCCACAAGCAAAACGTGAAGGCCCGCTTGCACAAAAACTCCCCGCCCCAACATTGGATGTTGCAGAAAAACAAGCAAAGATAGAAGAACAGAGAAAAGCCTCTGGGTTGTCTGTCATGACGCCCGAGTTAAGAAAGCAATCGGAACAACAAGAATTGGAGATTGTTAGAAAACTCCAAAGCCAATCTCTTACTCCGCAAGATCGGGAAGATTTAAAACAACGACTCGAAGAAGCAAGGAAAGCTAAACGAACCTCAACAATCGCAGAACCTGCAATACCTACAGTTTCCCCAAGACCGAAACTTGTCGATCCAAGACCAATGTCAGAAAAGGATGCGAACAATCGGCTCCTCATATTAAAAGATCTTCTCAGGCGTCAGGGCGGCGATCCAAATAGTTTGCACGTCGTTCCGCATCCATCGGCAAAAAACAAATTTGCCATCAAGTCTTTTGACTTGCCGTTTAAACTATCGAAAGAAATTCAAGCTACGGCATTTGGTACGCCAGAGACACCTGTAGTCATCGATCCGGTAGAGGCGTATGTAAAGATTGCACGCGAAACCAATACACCAGCGGCACAGCGTTTTGTCAGAGACTGGGACGCAGGGCGCATCACAAGAGAGGATGTCGAACGTGCGTTACAGACTGAACGTCAACTGTTGAACCTGCCGCCTTTAACGTTCCTTGGATCGCCTGGGGCAAAGATATCTCAACAGCCTATAGCTGGACCTACGCTTGAAGGCGTTAAAGATGTCTTTGAAAAACCTGTGCGTAATATCGGAGTTGTGCCGCTACCCGCAGAAGGACCGTTTTCACCGTTTCCGCCAGTCAAGTTGGAAACCAAAACGTGGAATGTTGCTTCTGGACAAGTAGAACCGACAAGCAAAATAGAACTACCGTCGCTTCAGTTTGTTAACAATACAAACGTTGATCCGGTAGATTACTACATCCGCCTTCTAACGGATCGCACAAAAGTTGATCCGAAAAGCCTTACAACAAACGAAGAAAAATCGCAGTACGAAAAGACAAAGGCCTTCCTTGACGCGTACAAACAAAACAAGATACCAAGAGCGTTCATTCAAAATGCGCTTAAAAAAGTTAACAAAACTGGAACGCCTACTCCACCTCCTCCGCCGCCTCCTCCGCCTCCCCCGCCGCCTCCTCCGCCTCCAACCGGAAAGGTCACAGACTTAGCCGGACTGTTAAACGTTCTTCCGACAAAAAGATCCCCGGAATTGGCAAAATTACACCTTGCAAGAAACTTTGGCGGCGTTTTAGATTACTTTAAAAAACATCCCAATCCAGTATATCAAAGAGTCGCAGAATTGCTTGAGCCATATAGAAAGCAAATTAAACTGGTAAAACCAAAAAAACTTAGAAGAAACGCTGTGGAATATTCTGTACGATATGATACTATTACGATGGATTTGTCTTATATAGATAACGAGCAAATAACCATACATGAAATGGTTCACGCGCTTGTAGTAAAACAACAAATACAACCCGACGCAAAATCCAAAAAGTTTGTAGAACAAATAAAAACTCTTAGAGATTACACAGAAAAAGAATTACGGAAACGCGGAAAACTCATTGATCCTCAGTCGGGTAGAAAATGGTATGCGTTTGATACCGCAACAGATCCGTTTGAAAAAGGGTTTGAGTTTGTCACGGAAGCTTTATCAAACCCGGAATTCCAGCTTCTTATAGCCAATATTCCATATGCAAGAAACAAGAGTGTGTGGTCGCAATTTGTAGAACTTGTGGCCAATCTGCTTGGTATTCAAAATAAAACCGTTCTTACCCAAGTATTAAGTCTTACAGAATCTCTTGGGAAACTACCAAGACCATCATCCATTTTCTCAAAAGATATTGTATTAAGCGCCGAGGAAAAACAAAAAGAATCATTGAAAGACAAAATAATTGGCACTGCGCAGCAAGCATTACAGAAACGAGAGCCATTAAAACTTTCGCCGGAAACATCGGAAGAATTCAAAAAAGATTTGAAAAATAATTTCGCACCGGGAAATGTAACGATTATTGATAAGATCGAAGCACTGAAAGATAATTTTTGGCAGAGACTGGCACAAAACATTGCAGATCAATTCCGTACAGTAAAAGAATATAGTGAAAGTGGATACAAGCAGGCGCGACTGTCACCAGCCATCGACGGAGGTCTTGAAGGCTTGTTGTTTTATGGAGAGGTCTTTAATGATGGAGGGGCGCTCAATATCAGAAAAGGCAAAGGACTTATTGAGACCCTAAAGCCGGTTGGAACCGAGGTCGATAATTTCATGATATGGGTGGCCGTCAATCGCGAACTTGAACTGCTTAAACAAGGAAAGGACGCCTCCATCCCAAGTTCAATCATGCAAAACGCCCCCATGCTTAGCGCTGGAGAATTGAATGGCAAGCCAAGAATAGAGGTGTATAACGCCGTTCTTAAAGATATGAATGCGCTGAACAAGTCGGTGCTAACTGTAGCCAAGGATACAGGTTTAATTAATGACGAAGCATTTGAAAAGTTTTCCAAAGATAATTATTATGTTCCTTTTTATAAGGAAATGGAAGGTAAGGACGTAGAAGGCCCGTCCACAGCATCAGGCTTATCAAATCAATATTTCTCCAAGAAGCTAAAGGGCGGGGAGAAGCAATTTGGAGATCTGGTAGAAAACACGCTTAGAAACTGGAGCCATATACTGTCGGCTTCGATGAAAAACCAGGCGCTTGTAACCACGCTTCAAGATGCATCCAAAGCTTCTATTGGTGGTGTTCCGGTTGTTGAGCTTACTAAAGAACCTACAGGCTCAATCAAAGCTATGATCGACGGGCAAAAACAATACTTCAAAATAAATGACCCGCTGCTGTTTGATTCGATGGTTGCGCTTGACTATATGGGAAAACAAAGCACATTCCTGCGCATCGCCAAAACAATGAAAAACATACTCCAGTGGGGCGTAACCATCAGCCCGCAGTTTAGAGTTTATAATCTTTGGCGAGACAGCATTCAATCTATAGCATTGTCAGGATTAAAAGCAGACCCCGTCTCAAACGCTATCGAAGGGATTTCCATATACAACAAGAAGGCGGATAATTATATATCGGCAATGGCTGGTGGCGCGATTTTCAATTTTGGCACCTATTATGAGGGCGAAACCGCGCCACTCATAAAACGGTTAATTGACAACGGCATTAATCCCGACAACATTCTTGACACCAAAGATAAAATTACCAAAGGCCTGCGTAAGATCTGGGACAAATATCAGGAGGCTGGGAATGCGGCAGAAAATGCCAATCGTCTTGCTTTGTACAAACAACTTCGGGAAAAAGGCTTGAGCCATTTAGAAGCAAGTTACCAGGCGAGAGACCTGTTGGACTTCTCCATGCACGGCTCCTGGGAGTCGTTCCGTTACCTTACACAAACCATACCATTCTTAAATGCCCGGGTGCAGGGGCTTTATAAACTTGGAAGAGATGGGATTATCCCGACCGCAAGGCTGTTTTATAATCAGGATGGCAAACCCTCTACAGGGACCGAACGCGAACAGGGAGAGCGATTTGCCAAAGTGGCAATGGCTGTCATGCTTGCATCGGCTACATTGTTTTATGCCTTCAAAGACGATGAGGAATATAAGAAACGTGATGAGTGGGATCGAGATAACTTCTGGTGGATTCGTTTGCCGGGAATGGAGGCCGCGTTCCGCATACCCAAGCCGTTTGAATTAGGTGCGCTAGGGACAGTAACCGAACATGTCTTGAGACAAGTCTACGATGAAGGCGCAGAAGGAAAAGAAGTCGCGGATATGTTTGGTCGGATGATTACGCAAACCTTTGCCATAAACTTTCCACAAGTCATCAAACCATTTTTCGATTTGTACGCCAACACCTCGTCGTTCACCGGCGCTCCTATTGAATCAGTTGGATTGGAAAGACTCTCCAAACAGGAACGGATTGCCGACAATACTAGTGAGCTTGCCAAAGCAATAGGAGGCATTACATCTTTATTTCCCGGGGAAAAAACCGAGTTGTCACCCGTACAAGCAGAGTATCTAATCAATGCTCTCCTTGGGTGGGCGGGAGGCACGGCAGGGGTTATCTCCAATTATGCGGTCATGCCATTCAAGGAAGCAACACTCCCGGATGCGAAGTGGATGGAGCGGGCTTCGCTAAATATGATTAAAGAGCTTCCCTCTACCCAGTCAAGATATGTCACGGCATTTTATGAAAATGGAAAAGCCATCAACCAGGCTTTTGCAGACATGCGTCATTATGCCGCGATTGGGGATGCGCAAAAGGTTGAAGAGATCATTGAGGAAAAGGGAGACAAAATCGCGCTCGCTAAATTCTATCAAAAGACTGCCGAGCAGATGAGCGATGTTCGCAAGTACATTCGCGTGGTTGTTGCAGACCCTACAATGTCAGGCGCTGACAAGCGGGAAGAAATTGATAGGTTGAAAATTATTCTCGGAGAACTGGCAAAGCAGGCAGAAGAAGTCCGCAAGTCACTTAAATAATCTTTCCAAGGTTATCGCCAAGGCATCCAGTTCATCCATCTTGCGAATCGCCCAGGCACGTTTCTGACCGTGCCATCCCATTAAAGAACCTTGGTGGCAATCCTTGCATAAGGCTACCACCAAGTATTGCTTATGTTGTTTTATATGGTGGGCATCTGACGGAGGCGAGGCGTCGCATACCGAACACGGCAAAGACTTGACATTCAATAAATGTCTGCGCTCTTTGTCGTTTAATTTGTTATTCACAAAAACACAGGGAAAAAGATTTTCCTAAACGCGTTTTTTGCGCTCTTCAAGACACGCCTCAGCAATATCAAATACAGTCTTAGCAATTGACTCACTGTTTTGTTTCCTCCATTCCGAGCTTGCGTTTCTCAAAAACTGCCTTTCCATAGGGTCGAAAGCCCCCAAGGCAAAACTAGCATACCAATCCAAAAGAGTTAACTCGGAAACACTTTTGTGCTCTACTAATGACTCTACGCCTTTCATGCGCTCTCCTTGTTTGGCGATTGATTCATAAACATATCAGATAACAAGTCGTTAAGATATTGATATAGCACCACCCCCTGAAAAGCCACGTCTTTACATAGTGCATCCTGAGAGATAAGATCCATGACGTCCCGGATGGCCTTATTGTATCCGGCATTGAAGAGATCGTCACCCTCAATAATCATTGTGATAGCATCGCGAACCAACGAGGTGGCCTTGCGATCTTTTGCCACCTCTTTAAGTCGAAGGTAAATGTCTTCTTTTAAATAGACGGAGTATGGTATGAGGCGTTTTTCCATGAAATAAATTCCTGCTCAATTCTATAAAGTTGTTTCGCGGCTTCAGGATTGTCTTTAAGAGTAGCTCTGGACTTAATATCCAAATAGGACTTAAGCCACTCTACGGCTTTTGCTTCGGTTTCCTCAAAGATATTTCCAGTATCTACAAGGAACTTGGCAAAGAGTTTGTCTTTACACAAAATGGCAGCCGCGCGCACTGGGTCGCGAAGTTCGCGTTCGCGGTTCATTGGTTGATGATCAGACAGGCGAACCATAACAACCTGATATGTGGACCCCACAAAATCCCGAAGAATCTCATCCGGGATTTCGTCAGGATGAATGCACAACGTCAGGATGTAGCCGTTCTTGTCCTGCTTGATCGCTACCTTTGCCGCTTCAAATTGCGATGTTTTCAAAATGGCACATCTTCTTCGTTAGTTATCTCGCCTTTCTCAAGCTCTGGAGGGCGATTAACAAGCGTCAAATTGTTACCAACAATGTCCGTAGAGATCCTTTCCGCACCAGATTTGTCGGTATATTTTTTGTATTGAATAAACCCCTCGACTCCAATCAAAGAACCTTTTCTGACATATTGCTGAACAAGCTCGGCCTGCTTATTAAAGAAAACGCAGCGATGCCATTGAGTTTCATCCCGATGGGTTTTTGTCGCCAGAGTTAAGTTAGCAATCGTCACACCCATAGAGGTGGCGCGGATTTCTGGGTCACGCCCTACATGGCCTAATAAAATAACCTTGTTGATCATTTCTTTTCCTTCAAAACGTTCTTGACATTGGTAAATTGTTGCATTAGGTTCTTGTACATATCTCCGTCAATATTTTTGAGCTGGTCAAAAATATTTCTATTGACCCGAAAAAGGGTCATGACCTCTTCGACATTACTGCAAAACCCTAATCCGGAAACTGTAAACTCGGAAACCATTTTGACCCAATCTTCGGGGCTGGCTTGGGGATCGGCCTGTACGGTGATTTGCCAATCATGGTCTTCGCCTTTGAGGACTGCCGGAGGTTTTCGTTTCGCGCTTTCGGCGTCGTCATCTTCTCCAGCGATGCAGCAGGCGGACATGAGGGAATATCTTCTTGCGTAGGTCAGCGCTGATCCGAAAGCCTGTGGCTCGCCCTTCACGGCGGGCATGAAAAGCTTGCCTCCGCTCAGCGTTTCGCCGGAGGTATGGAGGAACAGGGTCTCAACCATCACGCCGTCTGCGTGGTCGTAGGTAGGTTGGATGACCGCAATTCCGTTGGAGTTTAAAGACTTCAGAACAGCCTCAAGGCAACTCGACAAATCTGCGTACTTTCTCTTGAAGTACGGGTTTGTAGAACTCTTAAGCGCGGGCTTAAAGTCAGACTGCGCTTTGACAAATGCACTAGCGATTTCTTTCATTTTCGCCTCGGATGATCTTTTCTAAATTAACAAGAATTGTTCTCATATCATAAAGAAGATATAACATGAAAGCCCGGTCGTTTTCTTCAAAGTCTTGAAGTTTTTCAAAAACATCAAGACATTTTTTCAAATCCTTCGCTTCCTGCGATAGTTGACTGATAGTTTTCATATTGCCTACAAAATTTGTTTACCTGACAGTAGGACTCGCACCGGATTCTTTTACCCGGGCGAACTTCGATAACATACGGTGGGGTTAGGTTTTCGTTGGCTTCCTCCAAAGACAAGTGAACGCTTTTGGCGCGGATGTTTCCAGGTTTGATAAGTGCGTAGGTTGCGGGTCGTTCCCACATCTCTTCTGTGGTGCATTCAGGGAGTGGCTCTCCAGTAGCAACGCAGAAGTAGGATTCGTTATGAAGATGGATACGTTGTTTTATAAATTCTTCGCTGGGCACGATGGGGATGTTGATGACATGTACGGGGGACTTGGGATATCCTTCCTTGGTTTCTTTGGCGGACCAATCGCGGATGATGGCAACGATCCTGGCTCCGATGACGGGCGTTTTCTTGACGGTCTCCACAAGCCATGCATAGGTGTTGAGTTGGTCGTGCCAGTCTTTCTTTTCTGCCATTGCAGACCATGCCGAGGTAACCTTGTAGTCGGAGATGATGATGCCCTCAGGGGTAACTTCCTGAAGGTCAATCTGGCCTGAGATGCGCCATCCCTCAAAGTCCACCGAAAGACGCTCTTCAATGACGTGGTTGTCACCTTTGCCGTGCTCCAGGACTTTGTGTACGGCAGACCCGAAAAGCTGCCACACCATTTCCGATACGTCCTGCTCAATCTCGTCCCAATGTTTGCGCTTTAACCCTACGATTTGTGGGGAATTGAGCAGTTCGGTCACCGAGATGTGAGCGTCGCCCTTACTATAGGTTGGACGGTGGATGACATTGACAAATGTTTCGGGCAAATCGAACTTGTTGGTAAACCTCATGTATCACCTCCTGAGTTCCGCCAAATGTAGCAGGTGCATTCGGAACTGTCAAGCAGGGAATTCTCACCTGTAACGTTACATGTTGCAATGTGAAACGCGCTGCAAAAACTGATCATAATCAAGGTGATATTGTAGACGCCCTACGAAAGTATGGGGCGTATGTACGCTATCTTTCGCAGGGGGATGGCCTGCCCGATCTGTTGGTGGGATACAACGGGGAGACCATTTTGATGGAGGTGAAGGACGGCTCGAAGCCTCCTTCGCAGACCCGGCTGACAGACCGTGAGTTGAAGTTCTTCGAGGAGTGGAAGGGGGGCAAGTTGTATATTGTCTACAGTGTGCAGGAGGCTCTTGACATCCTCGACTTGACAAGGGGTTGAGGGCGGGTTATAGTTCTCTCGTTGTCGTCACAGTTGTAGGAGCGGGGACCAAAGTTCGCCCCGTGGAAGTGGGACTCAGAACCCAGCCGACCGACGATTAACTGGCTCAGGTAGACCGCATTAAAAGCCGCCGTAACTGAGTGAGAGCGCCACGGGGGACTGTCATAGGCGCAACTGACATGAGTGACCTCGAAAGAGGGATGGCTGACCAGGACAGGGGCGTCGCAGCGCCGTAACAGCCATAGCGGAGATATGCGTAAAACTCCCGCGCCAATTCCGTAGGCTCGTCCGAGCGGCGTGAATCGGTACTCACTGGGCTGGACTCACCTCCAGCTAGGTGAGTATTTTGCCTGCAAGCCGAGGCTGAACCGGCAGCGTAAATTAATAGATGTTACCTAATATAGATTTTCTTTTTTTTGCCCATCTAGTTCTAGTATCAAGTACAACTCGCCATTACGAGTTACCTGGGAGTCTGCTCACCAGGTCGTCCAATCCGGACTTGGTTCCCACCCATTCGTCGCCTTTGACATCTACGGCCACGACGTAGGTGCGGAGCTTTCGGTATCGGGCGGCATCGGCCCGCAAAGCCTCTAATTCGGCCTCCAGCGCGTCGATACGGGTGGCGGCATCCCAACCTAGCCCGGAAACAATAAACGGCCCTGAGGCCGTTCTAAGGCGTTCCTGGAGGGTCATCGTTGATATCCTTCAAATCCGTCGGTCCATTTAATGTTAGCGTACTCGTAGGTGTGGAAGCGGAACCCGCATCGCAGGCATCGTCGTCTGCGGCGCACTCGTTCCTCGCGTTCGTTAAGGTTTTCTATGCGGGTTTCGAGCACTTCGGTTTTGATTTCGTGGTTATCTGTGCGGCAGACGGGGCATAGCATCGCGAAACCACAGTTTGCACAGGCGTATTTGGAACAGGGCTTCATCACATTTCTCTTCGGCTTTATCAAATTCACGAAGGGCGATGTGATGGTACAGTTCTTTCAAGGCTTTCTCGCAGTACTGTATATTATCGGCGATATCCATATGTCCTCACAGGGCGGCTTTAAGGAAGTCTTCGGTTCCCAATCTATGGTGGGATCCTCCGATGCTGATAAGCAGGTTAGGAAGCTGGCCGTCGAGATATTTTTCGATGAACCACCAGAGGGACAGCGCAGTCATCGGCTTATTGTACTCAGAAATCTGGAGATAGGATTTGGTTTCATCCCCGGCTTTGAAGATGCCCTGTGTGGCGAGCACTCCTGATTGGTCCGGGCGCATCCACTCGGGGAAAAAGGGGAACGTCAGATATCCGCATTTGAAGATCTTGCAGGGGCTGTCGGGCCGGTCGTCATAAATGCTGCAACCGGCTTTTGTGACAAAAAAGCACGGCCTACCCTTGTAGAACTTATGCCCATGCGCCTCCCCATAGAGGTGGCCAGAGCAGCAGGCCGTGCATTCTCCGCACTTTTTATTAAGCTCGCGGACTGTTACGACAGAACTCATGCGTTATCCTTCAGTTTGCATTTGATGCGCTCCAAAAGCACATCCACGGCAAAAATATACTCCTCAGGATATTCCCACTTTTTCCAAAACTCGGCTTGCTCGCGCAGCAACTGGGCAACCCTTTCACGCTCGGCATCAATAATGCCCTTTTCGTAATCGGTCCAGTGCTCTTGAGTCCAGATTTTAGTCATATTATGCTTCCCATAAAAGTTTTTGACCTCGCAATAAAGCATCGGTATCAATCCTCGGTCGCGATGTCGTATTCCAATTGCCCCCCCCGCGCAATCCTATGCATTTCCAATTTGATGCTCGCAAAGACGCGCCGCCTTCTCCAGGCAATGTGTAGGTAATTAATCGCCGATACCCCAAGGCTTTTGCAGCTCGCCATGCGGCAGAATAAAGCATTGAACATGCATTCTTTGTCCCATCAGTACAACATCGATTGACTTCAAGGGTCCAACCATCATCGAGCAATCGGGCTACGGGCCGACCAACAATAGCAACGCCAACCACTTTGTCTTCGGATACGGCCACGCAGAATTTGCAACCGGGCATGGGTTTGTGATGCCGATGATGAATGGCCACAAAAGCATTTGCTTCATCCAAATTAATTGGGGTAATTTCCATCATTATCAATCATGTTTCGCTTATTCCTCTCCAGTTTTCTCCGTAAAAGGTGGCGCATTCAATAACAGTTCCGTCCATCTGCGGGGCCAAAGTGGGTAAGACCCCCACACAGCCCCTCGGCCAATAAGATTTTCTGTAGTGAAAGGTATTGTATCCTCGGGACTACCCCACGGACTAATTTTTGTACCGGGGCCACACCACCGATTAACTTGTACGTAGTGTGGTAGATACATGATGCCTTCAAGTATGAGCACAGGTTGCATCGTCCTTTCCTGTGCTTCATTTAGTTTCATGGGGTTCATAGCTTAAATGGATTATTAAACATCGATTTAGGGACGGTAATGCGATCCTAATAGCCTGGTTGTTTCAATCTAGGGTGATGGTTCTCTCTCTGGGGCTGTTTCAATCTAGGATCATGGTTCTCTCAACGGCATCGTTTCAATCATCGCGCATGGTTTTCTCGTATATCCGGTTTCAATCTGTCCGGCTGGTGCTCTATCGGCCAATGTTTCAATCTAAGGGCGTGGTGCTCTCCATGGAACTGTTTCAATCTGCGGGCGTGGTGCTCTACCGTCAAGTGTTTCAATCTCATCAAGTGGTGCTCTCTTGCCGGGTGTTTCAATCTGGACGATTGGTGCTCTCAGTTCGCGTGTTTCAATCCTTCAGCTTGGTGTTCTCAAGGCAGGCGTTTCAATCTACATGTATGGGGCGCTCTGAGCGTGTGTTTCAATCTTGGTCACTGGTACTCTTGGAGATGGTGTTTCAATCTTTTGCTCTGGTGCTCTCTTTTATGGTGTTTCAATCTCAAGACGTGGTGCTCTCCGATCAATTGTTTCAATCATCGCCAATGGTGCTCTCGGTTTCAGTGTTTCAATCGATCAGCTTGGTTCTCTCACCGAGAGTGTTTCAATCGTTGAACTTGGTACTCTCGCCGTGGAGGTTTCAATCTTCAAAAGTGGTGTTCTCTTCGGAGCTGTTTCAATCCGCTCAAATGGTGCTCTCGGTTTTATTGTTTCAATCTTTTCGAATGGTGCTCTCATGCGCTGTGTTTCAATCTGTCTATATGGTACGCTCGTGGAGCGTGTTTCAATCTGCTTGAGTGGTGCTCTCGTGGATCGTGTTTCAATCTGCTGGAGTGGTGCTCTCCCTAACGGTGTTTCGATCTTTCGATCTGGTGCTCTCGGGCGTTTTGTTTCAAACGCCATATATGGTGCTCTTGTTTCAATCTAAAGCTTTGGAACTCTCTTGGCTGATGTTTCAATCCAACAAAGTGGTGCTCTCTCAGCACTTGTTTCAATCTGCTTGAGTGGTGCTCTCCCGATAACTGTTTCAATCTAATGCGTTGGTGCTCTCCCGTTAAGTGTTTCAATCTCGACCATTGGTGCTCTCGTGGTCGTTGTTTCAATCTGGCCGATTGGTGCTCTCGTTGTCGTTGTCTCAATCCTGCTCTGTGGTGCTCTCGGTAACAGTGTTTCAATCTCTGTTTGTGGTGCGCTCCATAGCACTGTTTCAATCTGGGGATATGGCGCTCTCCTATCTGATGTTTTAATGAGGCGGAGGAATAAAGTGGGCGTGATTCAAATGCGCAATCGCGTAAGGCAACGGAGGCGGGGTATTGAAATGCCGCTGATACCACTCTCCATGCAGGTGGGAGAGGAAAAGCTTTACAGCGTAACGTCGGGCACGGGCATCAAGTTGTGCAGGAGGCAGCAATCCCGATGAGTAAGACTTGTATGCATCGGTGGTTTTTCCAAACCTCCCGGATTCTGCAATAGAAATTGCAAGCTCGCGATTGGCACCAGATTCATTTCGTGAAACCTCGTATTCTTTTCTTTGTTTGTAAACGTGTCCATAAAAACAGTCATCCCGGTTGGAAAATTTCATGAAAGACTGCCCAATTTTCCAGCATAAAGACTTGAGGCGAGCATTCCACGGGCGTATCTCACCTTTGCGCCAAGAGGTCGTAGGGTCCAAACCCGCAAAGCGCCAGATGTGCCCAACCGTGGGGGCTTTTTCGATGTTGATGTGTGCCAGCAATCCGGCAGAAATGACAGGACCGATCCCATAGACCTCCCGTGCCCAGCCTCCCATGATATGAGATTGTGTGTATGCGTTAAGCGCTTTCCGTATTTCTTCTTCGAGCGTAGAGGTTTGGAGAGTCAGCCAGCCGATGACGCTGCTAGGCTCTCCGGTTTTTGTGAGAGCGCGAACCTGATTGCCTCCACGTTTGCGATCCTCTTGTGCGATATAGTAGTAGTCAACCAGAAACCGGACTTCGCGAGCGGTGAGTGTTTTGGCCGCCAACTTTAAGTCTTTGGTTAGTTTTTGCAACGATTCCATGTTAGATTCCATGCATCACTCCGTTCGATTGAGTCCCTCGCCGGAGCGAGGGTTTTGTGTCACTTAAGGGCGGCGCGAGCGACTTGCTGAGCTTCTTCAAGCGTTAGTGCGTTGAGGATTTGTTTCAGGGCCGCGTTCGCGGTGAGGCGTTTTGTGCGAACCGGGGGATCTTGGTCTTCAAGTTCCTTGAGTTTAGTGTAGGTTGAAAACCTGCAATCGCCTCCCTTCACAATCTTGATAAGGGTTGGGATGGTGATTCGCGCAGTGGAGGAGATGGTCGCATTCTTCCACCCCTTGAAGTGCAAACGATTCAACAATTCTTGAGCTGATTCCATGACTTTCCTTGGTTGGGTTGTCCATCCACCTGATGGATGCGAAGAAGTGTAGCAGGTTGACGGCGGTGCAGTCAAGTGGTAAACTGTGGTCTTTCACAGGAGGTTGACATGGAGGAAAAGACGAGGCTCTTTGGCTCGGTCAAGGATGAGTCATGGACCCGGCACGACCCAGAGGCGAAGGCAAGGAAGGTCTTTGAGTCGCTTCTCAGGATTCCTGGGGAGTGGGATGGACGAAAGTATGTGACGAAAAACATACAAACGTACTGGCGTTGGTTCAGGTTAGGCTGGCAAATGAGGGGGCACAATGAACATTGATCAGATCACCATTGATGGGGGAACGCAAAGTCGGTCCAGGATCAACGAAGAGACGGTTGCGGACTATGCGGAGGCGATTTTGCAGGGCGCATGTTTCCCGCCGATCATTGTATACTTTGATGGCATAAAAAACTATCTTGCAGATGGTTTCCACCGTTACTTTGCACATAAGCGTGCGAAAAGAAAGGAAATTGTTGCGGAAGTCGTGTCGGGGACGCTTCGGGATGCGGTGCTCCACTCGCTTGGGGCCAACGCACTTCATGGTCTGCGGCGAACCAACGACGACAAACGTAACAGCGTGTTCATCATGTTGGAGGACGTAGAGTGGAGTGACTGGTCGGATGCGGAGATCGCACGGCTGTGCCATGTCTCGCACCCCTTTGTTGCAAAATTGCGAAAAGAGCAAAAGCAGACCAAGGTTGTGAAAAAATTCCAACACAAGAGTGGTAAAGTTACCACAATGAAGGTGAACAAGGAGGAGGTCGAAGACGACATCAAGCACGATGTAATCAATGTTTTGCACCAAGAGAACGAAGAGTTGAAGACGCAGTTGGCGACTTCAAAGCTGGAGTTTCCTGAGGGTGTAGACGCAGAAACGATAATTCGTCAGCTTCGGGAGGAGATTCGTTTGTTGAAGATTGAGAACGAAGCGCTGAGGCTGAGCCGCGATCAATTTCAGGATGAGAATGCTCAATTGAAACGACAGATTAGGAGGAAGTAATGCTTCATTTAAGGCCGTATCAAGAGGAGACTCTTGACGCGCTGAGAAAGGGGTTTGCGCAGGGCAAGAGAGCGCAGATCCTTTACGCCCCCACTGGGGCAGGCAAAACCGAGATGGCAATCGCTCTGCTCCATGCGGCCAAAACCAAAGGAAGCCGTGCTGCGATGGTTTTGGATCGGATTATTTTATGCGATCAGACCAGTCAGCGGTTGGATCGATACAACATCGACCACGGGGTTTTACAGTCAAAGCATAGGCGCTACAGGCCGAGCGAACCCATCCAGGTTTGTTCTGCGCAGACCTTGGAAGCCCGGGGATCGTTCCCGGGATTGAATCTTTTGATTGTAGACGAGTGTCATGTCGCTCGTAAACAAACCAAGGACTTTATCAAAAACAACCAAAATATCAAGGTAGTGGGTCTTACCGCCACCCCATTCACAAAGGGGCTGTCTGACATTTATCAGAATGTTGTCTCAATAACAACGACAAAAGAACTGGTGAATCAGAGCATACTGGTGCCGCTCAGGGTGTTTGTATCCACCGAGATTGATATGGAGGGCGCAAAGAAGGTCGCCGGAGAGTGGTCTACAGACGAGATTGAAAAGCGCGGAATGAAAATTACGGGAGACATTGTTCAGGAGTGGATTGCCAAGACGCATGAGATTTATAACAAGCCGGAAAAGACCATTGTGTTTTGTGCTGGCGTAGCTCACGGCACAGACATCTCCAGAAAGTTTGCAGAGCACGGTTATAACTTTGTGTCCATATCCTATCTTGATGATGATCAATTCAAGAGAGACATTATCAAGGATTTTAGCAGGCCGGACACAACGATTCACGGATTAATTGCAACGGATATTCTGACAAAAGGTTTTGATGTGCCGGATGTTCGTATCGGCGTATCTGCAAGGCCGTTTGCCAAATCATTATCATCCCACATTCAGCAAATGGGGAGGGTGATGAGGGGTTGTGATGGGAAAGGTGACGCATTATGGCTGGATCATTCAGGAAACTATCTTAGATTCCGGGATCAATGGGACGAGGTATTTAATGACGGGGTATTGGCGCTTTCGGATGAGAAAGAAAAGCCCAGAAAAGAGATTGACAAGGTTGCCAAGGAGAAGTCAAAGTGCCCGAAATGCAATGCATTGTGGCCTCCGAATTCGGACGTATGTTCACATTGTGGGCATGTTCGGGAGCGCAAGAACAAGGTTGAAGCTGAGCCTGGGAGGCTTGTAGAGATTGGTGCATCGAACACGGCAAACAAGCAAGACTGGTGGTCTCAGCTTTGGTATAAGGTGGAATTTGCGGGATGGAGGGAGGGTCGTGCGGCGCATACATTCAAAGAAAAGTTTGGAGTATGGCCTAGGAATTTGAGAAACGTATCAAAGCCTCCAACGGCAGAGGTCGAGAAATTTATCAGGCATCGGCTCATGTTGTATTTGAGGGGGCGCAAATGACCTTCATTGAATTTTGCAGGTCGCATGGAATTTTAATCGACCGCTTGCCTGTACCGGGCGTATGGAAAAGATACAGAACCGAGGATCATCCAAACAAACGAAATGGCGCGGTGAAGTGGTTAGGTTCGATTGGGTTTGCGCAGAACCATGCTATGGATGCGGAGGTATCAATCTGGCGTGGCCAGACCATCGGCAAAATCACGTATGAAGATAGGACGCAGGATAAGCAAAGGGCGGCTGCTCTGCGCGCAGATGGTATATTAAAAAACAGTATGATGAAGACGCACAAGTATTTAGAGCGGAAAGGTTTTCCTGATTTGCAGTGGAATGTTTACCAGGAGAAGCTGGTGGTGCCCATGTATTCTGGTAATCTGGTGGGAGCGCAATTGATTTCCGAGGATGGAGAGAAGAGGTTTTTAGCTGGGCAGAGGTGTTCCGGGGCTGAGTTTTGTTTTGACAATTCCGGTATGGACATTCATTGTGAGGGGTTTGCGACCGGGTTGTCGATTCGTGAGGTTTTGAGGGCGATGAAGAGGAGGTACAAGATCCATGTACATTTTTCTGCTGGGGAGTTATCGAAAGTGCGATCTGGGTTTGTCGTGGCCGACAATGATCGTGCGGGCGAGGATGCCGCGATGAAGACGGGGCGTCCGTACTTTCTCCCCCCGGAGGGGGATTTTAATGATTTCCACCGGGAGGTGGGCACCGCAAGGGCTGGCCTTGCGCTTATTGGGTCTTTGAAACCTTGAAAATGGGGTTAACAAAGATTCTCGGATTATGGTCGGCGATCCGCCTGAGATTTTGAATGATATACATACCAAGCTCCCAGGTGTATCCTTCTGGCCCGAGATAGTCTGCGTGGATGGAAACGCGACCGTCTTTTTCGACCAAGACGATGCTGAAGACTACCTGAGTTTGTTCTTGATGCATTGATAGAGGGCTATTATCATGATAACTGCATCAAGAGCCAGCCTAGTGAGCATTATCCCAAGCCAGCATGACTTCATGCCGGAAGTCGTTTTCGAGGGGTTTCGTCGCTAACTTTTCCCGATGGAGGAAGTTTGCGAGGATAGGTGCTGCTGCGTGGCGACCTCGTTCGGTTTGCAGCACCTCTAGTATAAACACCTCAAGTTCCTTATGGGAGTAGCCGATTCCCATTGTGAAGTCCCAGGCGTCATCAGATGGATCATTCCACGGGTTCATTTTTAATCCTTGAATAGGTTGAAAGAATTTTCGTTGAGCCTTGGTCATCCCGGCACCTGATATATCGGTAGTCGCCGTTGAGTGCTCCGACTTTGATATATTTCTTGCCGTCTCGCGCAAGGGTGAATGCGGAGAAAAACGGGATGTCATACAGTTTAGGGCTGGTATTCATTATATTTTTTTGCCGCCTCTTCGGCGGACAATCCTAGAAAATAGTAGTGTAGGGCGCTGTCCCAATTGATTTTCCCGAGCCAGCGGTCGTCAATCGAAATCAAGGCGAGTTGAAAGGCGGACATCCATCTTTCCTTTTTGATTTTCAATTTCAAAGTAGCTCCAAATCAAATTTTGTACGTCCTCATCGTCGAGTTCCAAATGCTGGCACTCGGGTTCGATGATCTCCCATTCTCCGAATCCCCCTTCCGGGGGATAGCAGTGATCAGGTGCGAGGTGCGTTACTCCGGGAACGTAGGGTTCCCAATCGGAAACCCCGATTGTAAGATGGAGTCCGTTGTGGTAGTACGGAATTTCAGCAATGTACATATTCGCTCCAATGTCCAGGACGAATGTAGGTCAAGGGCAGGCCGAACAGCATCTTGCCAATCGGGTACTGATACGTCGCCCCTGCGCAAAGAACGGATGGCGCATCAAGCGATCCCCAGGAGATCTCCCACTCGTTGTCGGGCAGAAGATCCATCGCCAAAGAATAGTTAAGTCGTGCGGAAGTAAGCATGATCACCTCAATTGCAAATGCGGGGTTAAAATTCGACTGAAGCAACTGCATAACCACGAATGGCAGGATGCTCGAATTGATAATGCAGGTCAGCGACGACATCCTGTACGTTCGCGTCCTCGTCAATCCAAACAGCCACAATAATTTCAATCTTACGGTGGTGAATGGTGTTTTGCGCAGTGTTCATGTTGTAGTGTCCTTTTTTAAAGGGGGCGTTGATGTGTGCCCCCGGGTCGAGAAACTTTACGGGCGACCGTCGTGTCCAACCCAGCCCATGCCGATATAATCGCTGGGGTCTTCTGGTATGGTGGGTGCATCGCGCCATGGGGTGATTGTCCAGTCACCGACCGTCAACGATTTGTCGTCGATGCGACTGAACGCCCAATCGTTCGCATATTTCTCGAACGATTGGACAGTCAATAGGTCACGCAAAGCATGACCGTCGGTTGAAGGGTGTACGCGCCACCGGAGTGTGCGGTTATGCCATACGTAGGATGGAACGGAATAGCCGATCTCGCCAGAATAGTACGCTGATACAATACCATCTTCGTCCATCTGAACGTATGCGGGCTGAACGTCATACTGACGAGGGAATTGCCGAAACAGTGCATCCCTCTCTGAAAGATTGTCGAGTTTATACGTGATCATAGTATATCCTTAGATAAATGCGAAAAGAATGACGGCGAAGACTGCGCCAAATACAGCCCCGCCGAGGATAAGGGTAAGGTTGCCGGACCTCATAGCAGTGCTCGAACCCGCTCAATAAGTCTGGGTATCTCCCACTCCTGAGTCGTAAACACAATACCGCCGCCAAAATCCTTGCCTGAGTACATTCTGCCGCCGACTTTGCGCGCGGCTCGCAGTATGCTATTGTAGTTTTCGAGTGACCGAGAGGACTCTGGGTGGAGAAAACGTGCCCACCAGATCACGTACCGCGAATTGCCGTTAACGTCGTTGCGTACTCTTTTGATATCAATAGACATGGCATCTCCAAAGTAGGGGGCCGTAGCCCCTACGGGTTAGTATCCTTGGGCGTGATCTTCGAGGGCTGTTACTAGCCCGTCGAAGTCCTCATTCGGACCGAACAAGTCGGCGAGGATTAATACAGTTTCCAGATCGACGCCCGTCTGATCGGCTAGATCTTCGAGGTACTCGCGCCGATTGGCAAAACCTTCGTTAGTGTAGATGCTCATAATTATCCCCTGTAATGATGCGGAATGCATCGTGCAACCCACGGGCGTGGGCTGACCGATGGACTCATATGTTGCAGCAACCGCAACACGGTGCATCTTCGCACCGCCCCTTCTTGTTGCGGTAGTATTCTCTTCCACCGATTTGTAAGATATTTGACCTCGAACGGCGCATAGACCTCCGCATGTAACGTCCGGCGGCTCGCGCGGCCTCCGGATCCGACTCCGCTAGTTCACGGTCAAGGTCTCTTACATAATCTAGATCATCCATGTGTAATCCTTTCAAGTTTTAGATTGATGCTACGGTAACGTGATCCATGCGCTGGAAAGCCGACTGCGACTCTACGATTAGTGCGCGCGCATAGTTTGCAATCGGCGCATGTAATTTCGCTTTTGTCATAGGTAGCGGGGCACTGTTCGATGATATTTCCTTTCGGTGTGATAGTGCGGCGCGGCGCTGAGGACGGCATTACAACCGCGCAAAGCAGACCGCGCGCCATCATCGCGTCAACCTCATATACACTGTCGCATGACACATTGACCGCAAAACCTGCCCGTGTTGCTCTACGCGCTAAGGTTAGTGCCCTTGCCGTTTTCTTGTGTGTATACGTATACCCGAGTTTTTTGTGGTTGGCGCGTACAATCTTCCGTAACGCGCGCGCATTGATGTCCTCACCTAGTCCAGGCAAGTCGCCTGCGACGTTATGTCTCCACAATTGACCGTCTGGCAGTGCTTCGATCGATCGACACAGTGCGGCGAGGGTATCGCCACGGTCTGCCACTCTGCGCCAATGCAGCGCTACAGGCCACGACTCCGCATAACAGCCGTTACCTTGCCAAGGGCAGGACTCAGGGCATGTTTCGCGCTGACTGTACGTAACAGGGATTGACCCGGTCTTGCCGTTTCCGGATTGTTTCACAAAATGGTACGTCATCGATGCCCCCCATGATTGAATGAGTAGAGTGAGGATCATACACGGTCTGGCACACTTTTGTGCACCGTTCACGCTAGACATTCGACCTTTCATCGGATATCATCCCCAAAACTTCCGGAGTCCCTATGAAGATCACCCGACGGCAAGCGCGCGAAGCACTCAAAACAATTCCCATGGAAAGTATCATGGGCGCGAATAAACTCACGGCGCGCCAGAAAAGCTTCGCTCGCAAGATAGCGGAAGGCCAGACTAAGGCGCAGGCATATCGTGAAACCTACTCCTACACTCCGACGACGATTTTGACTTCGCCATACGCGCTTGCAAGGGATCCCCGGATACAAGCCGAGATTGAGGCATATAAACTGGCAATCGAGTCGGCGAGGTGGCGCACCCCCGAACATCTGCGGGAGTTGGTGATCCATAGCCTGGTGCAGGCAACCCTCGATCCTTCCACTCCGGCTAGCGTTCGTGTTTCAGCTATTAGAGCGCTCGGTAACGTTACGGAAGTGTCGGCGTTCACTCAGCGTCACAGTGTGGCGGTGACGGGAAGCGACGATGCGCGGTCGCGGATCCTTGAAGTCCTGCGCGAGTCGGTACACGAGGCTGTCGATGTCGAGGGATTGTTGGGGGAGTTGACCTCCGAGCCACCTGGCGAGCCTAGCCAATCACCTGGCGAGACGACCCACCCCACCCCGACCCCCCAAGATGAACAATCGGATCCGCACGACCTATGACATACTATCCCACTCAAAGTGTCTTAAGCGTTGCCATTATTTCTAGTGTTTTTGCTCGGCCTATTTGTAACAACCTCCCCGGCATGATTTGGCTGTAAAAATGTGGGGGTAGGTATAAAAATTTTCACCAAATGTGTACCGTTTCCCACTTTGCTACCTGTAACGTTACAGGTGAGAACTTGGGGGTGGTGTAATTAAGAAGGAACTTGTAAGTGACTCCGGTGCAGAGGGACGTATATATTTTGATTGATGAGTATTGGAAGGAGTATGGGCATGGGCCTACGATGAAGGAGTTAGCTTATTTGAGGGGCAGGGTGGGAATTGGGAACACGCACAGGATTTTGGTAGCATTGGCGGAGATGGGGGCGATACAGAGGTTTGGGGGGAGGTGGAGGTCTGCCAAGCCTAAGTATGTGAGGTATCAGAACATTGAGTAAGCTGGAAGATGTGCTGGGCAAGCTGTCTAAAGCGGATCAGCAAAGGGTTCTTGTACAGGTATTGGAGTACAAGAAGGCATTAGACAGGGAGAAGTGTCATAAGAGCTTTATGACGTATGTCAAAAAGATGTGGCCGGGGTTTATTCTGGGCCGTCATCATGGTTTGATCGCGCGCAAATTTGAAGAAATTGCAGAAGGGAAGCTGAAAAGATTGATTATTAACCTTCCACCACGGCACACAAAGTCAGAATTTGCAAGTTACCTGTTGCCAAGCTGGTTTTTAGGCAAATTCCCGCAGAAAAAGGTGATACAAAGCTCTAATACAGCAGATCTTGCAGTTTCCTTCGGGCGAAAAGTGAGAAACCTTGTCAGTAATGACTACTATGGTGATGTTTTTCCGAATGTTTCATTACGGCAAGATTCAAAAGCGGCAGGAAGATGGGCTACAAATCACAACGGTGAATATTTTGCCATCGGCGTTGGTGGAACAGTCACTGGAAAAGGTGCGGATTTGTTAATTATTGATGATCCACATAGCGAACAGGAGGCAATACAGGGTGATCCTGCTGTTTTTGACAGGGTCTTTGAGTGGTACACGTCCGGTGTAAGACAACGACTTCAGCCGGGAGCGTCTATCGTTATAGTGATGACAAGATGGGCGGAGAAGGATTTGACAGGGCGGCTTATGAAAGAGGCTCTGAAGCGCGATAAGCGTGAAGAATGGGAACTTATCGAACTACCAGCAATACTCCCAAGCGGCAATCCTCTCTGGCCAGAATTTTGGTCTATCGAAGAATTACAAGCTCTTAAAGAAGAACTACCCGTATCGAAGTGGAACGCACAATACCAACAAACACCAACCGGCGAAGAAGGCGCGATAATTAAAAGAGAATGGTGGCAGTCATGGGATGACGAAGAGCCGCCAAAATGCGAATTTGTCATCCAGAGTTGGGATACGGCATTTACAAAAAACGAAAGATCTGACTACTCGGCATGTACTACATGGGGGGTCTTTTATAAAGATGAAGATAAAAAAGATCCGCATATCATACTGCTGGATGCGTTTCAAAAAAGAATGGAGTTTCCCGAGTTGAAAGATAAGGCACTGGAGCACTATAAGGAGTGGGAGCCAGATGCTTGTATCATCGAGGCCAAGGCGGCTGGAGCGCCATTGGTCTACGAATTGAGGAAAATAGGCGTGCCTGTGTCAGAATATACCCCCGTGAGAGGGAACGACAAGTTTGTAAGAATCAACTCCGTATCAGACCTCTTCCGATCCGGTAAGGTATGGAGGCCTGATAAACGATGGGCACATGAAGTGGTCGAACAGATGGCCGCGTTCCCACACGCAGAACACGATGACCTCGTGGACTCCAGCGTCCAGGCTCTCATAAGGTTTCGACAAGGCGGCTTCCTTAGACTAAACTCCGACGAGGTCGATGAACCCGTCGCCCGCAGAAAAGCTTACTATTAGGAATGAACATGGAAATCCAGATTATTGACGAAATCCTCGAAGAAGTGGTTTCAATAGATGACATCCCATTCGATGCCAACCTCGCTGAGCATATGACAGAAAGCGAACTCAGCACCTTGGCAAATGACCTCATGGATGAACTTGACGCCGATATAAGCTCCCGAAAAGACTGGGTGGATATCTACGTCAAAGGCCTGGAAGTGCTCGGAATGAAATACGAAGAACGCACAGAACCCTGGAACGGAGCCTGCGGCGTCTTCAGCACCCTCCTCACAGAAGCCGCAGTCCGCTTCCAGTCGGAAATGATCATCGAAACGTTTCCAGCACAAGGCCCGGTCAAAACCGAAATCATCGGGCAAATCACAAAAGAAAAAGAAGACGCCGCGCAACGCGTCCGCGACGATATGAATTTTAGACTCACAGAAACAATCACCGAATACCGCGCAGAACACGAACGATTATTATTCAACCTCGGCTTGTGCGGCTCCGCATTTAAAAAGGTTTATTTTGATCCCGGCCTCGGAAGAGAAACGGCAATATTTATCCCGGCAGAAGATGTCATTATCCCCTACGGATCCTCAGGGGCCAGAACAGCCGAACGGGTAACCCACATCATGAGGAAAACGAAAAACGATGTGGAACGGCTCCAGGTCAAAGGATTCTACAGGGATGTGGAACTCGGAGAACCCGCGCCGATAACAAACGACGTAGAAAAGAAAAAAGCCGACGAGACCGGATTTTCAATCAACGACGACGACCGGCATCAGATCTGCGAAATCCAGGTAGATTATCACCTGGCCGGATTTGAAGAAGAAGTGGCCGTGCCATATATAATCACGATTGATCGCGGCACAAATAAAATCCTGGCAATTTATAGAAACTACCGCGAGGGGGATTATTTATTCAAGAAACGGCAGCATCTGGTGCAATATGATTATGTACCGGGCTTTGGGGCATATGGTTTTGGCTATATTCATTTGATAGGCGGATATGCGCGGGCAGGGACAATGCTCCTGAGGCAACTCGTAGACGCAGGGACGTTAAGTAACTTGCCCGGAGGATTAAAAAGCCGGGGATTGCGCGTCAAAGGGGACGATACGCCGATCTCACCGGGTGAATTTAGAGATGTGGATATCCCAACCGGCGCGATCAAAGACAATATTATGATGCTGCCGTACAAAGAGCCAAGCCAGGTATTAGCAGTCCTGCTCGACAAGATCAGCGATGAAGGGCGAAGACTCGGTGCGATTGCAGATATGAAGGTAAGCGACATGTCAGCACAAGCTCCAGTCGGCACAACCCTGGCAATTCTAGAAAGAACTCTGAAAACAATGAGTGCAGTACAAGCCAGAGTACATTCTTCCATGAAACAGGAGTTTAAGTTACTCAAAGAACTTATTAAAGACTACACAGAAGAGGAGTATGCCTATATTCCAGAGGGTGGAGACCGAAAAGCCAAACAAGAAGACTACGAATACGTCGAAATTATCCCGGTTTCTGACCCAAATGCGGCCACAATGGCGCAAAGAATCATGCAATATCAAGCGGTCATCCAATTATCAGCAAATGCTCCGCAAATTTATGACCTCCCACAGCTACATCGGCAAATGGTAGAGGTTTTAGGGGTAAAAAATGCAGAAAAACTGATTCCTTTGCCCGAAGAGCAACATCCAAGAGACCCGGTATCAGAAAATATGTCATTTTTGAAGGGGGAACCTACCAAAGCGTTCATTTATCAGGACCACGACGCACATATTGCGGTGCATAAAACCTTCATAGACGACCCGCTAGTGGCGCAAACCATAGGACAGAACCCTATGGCGCAAAAATTGGCCGCCGCAGTACAGGCTCATATTGCAGAACATCTGGCATTTCTATATCGGAAGAAGATCGAAGAACAAATGGGGGTTCCACTACCACCACCAAACGAGAAACTGCCCGAGGATGTCGAAGTCGAACTAGCACGACTCACAGCCCTGGCAGGAGTCCAACTCCTACAGATGAATACAGCACAAGCCCAACAACAACAAGCCCAACAACAAGCCCAAGACCCACTTGTTCAAATACAACAGGCAGAATTGAAAATTAAATCCGAAGAGGTACAACGGAAAGCGGCAAAAGATCGGGCGGATATTGAACTGGCAAAAGCCCGGTTAGCCGTAGAACAGGAACGAATACAAACTCAAAAACGTTAGATACTAGTTAGAAAACATGATCTATCATAGTGACCTTAAATTTTTTACGCCGCAAGAATGCGAGGAGCTTGTACAAGAATTTTTTACACTCCGGCATTTTGATGAAAATCAATCTCCGGAGTTTTATAAAAACAGCTATGGGTTTCAAAATCAACCAGGCTCATTAAAATATATAGACCGCGCACAGTCACTGCTCACCAGATATGATGATTTGATATTTGCAAACACTTACACAAGGTGCTATCAACGGCACAGTGTATTAAAAATACACACCGACAGAAAGGGTTTAGACGTAAGTTTATCAGTATGCCTTGAAGACAAAAATAATTTAGAGTGGCCGCTTAAGGTATCAACACAAGAGTTTACGGGCGAGACATGGGATTTTAACGAACGAAATTTCAAAGACATCCATGTGCAGGCGCATATTGGCGTAGGTTATGGGGCCGTGGTCGAGGGACGAAGATTTCCTCACTGGCGAGACGAGTTGTTGTGCGGCGAAAAACAACGAGCAATCTATTTGTTCTTTCACTGGACGTTTTCAAAGAAAAAGATATTTGAATACAAAAATCAAATAGAGATAGAAGTATATAAAGACTTTATTACCCCGGAAGAATGCCAAGAGTTAATTAACATGGCCGCGCCACAGTTGGTGCCATCCACCGTTATTGATTATGATACCGGCGCATCAAAAGACCACAAAGGCCGAACAAGCCAGCAGACATTCCTTAAAAGGCAGTCTACATTATTAATAAAAAAGTTGGAAAACAAAATAGCGCAATTTACGAATACGCCCGTACAAAATGGGGAAGATTTGCAAATTCTTAAATACGAACCGGGGCAGGAATATGAGCCGCACCACGATTTCTTTTTTGACAAAGACACCCAGGTTGTTAAGGCCACACAAAATGGCGGGCAGCGTGTGGCAACGATGCTGTTATATCTTAACACCCCGGTAGAAGGGGCGACAGAATTTCCCGAATTAAAAATCCGCGTACCGGCGATACGTGGGCATGCTTTGTTATTCAGATATCCGGCTCAGGAGCGGGAGTCGTTACACGCGGGTACTCCTCCAAAATCGGTAAAGTGGGTGGCTACAAAATGGATCAGAGAGGGAGAGTTTAAATGACAGCGTTTGACATGCTTGACAAAAAAATAACAGAGCATATGAATTCCTTCATAGCTGTGGTGCTGGACGGAACAAAAGATTTTGTGGAATATAAAGAGTTGTGCGGAGTGCTTCGAGGTCTGCGCCTCGCACAAGCGGAGGTAATAGACCTTGCCAAACGGTATAAGGAAGAAGAGGATGAGTGAAAAACCCACACAATTACCGGAGCCGGTGACCTATCACCTTTTGTGTGCGTTGCCGAAAAGCGACGCGGAGTACGAAAGTGGGCTGGTGAAGGCGGGACAAACCATCTTTTATGAAGAGGTGTTGTCTCCGGTGCTTTGTGTTTTGAAGATCGGCCCAGATGCGTACAAGGACAAGGTGCGGTTCCCAAGCGGCCCTTCATGTAAGGAAGGGGACTTTGTGCTGGTTAGGCCAAGTACGGGGACGAGGCTCAAGATTCACGGGCAGGAATTTAGAATCATCAACGACGACGCTGTGGAGGCGGTAGTAGACGATCCACGCGGCATTTTGCGATAGGAGTTACTATGAACGAAGAGTTCAAATTTCCGGATGAGCAGGAACCGGAGGAAAAAGATAGTGCGGTAGAGATCGAGATTGTTGAAGGGGAAAAGCCCAAATTTACCAAACTGCGTGAGGAGCCAAAACCTCTAGATGATCAGGAGGTCAAGGAGTATGGTGAGCGGGTAAGGAACCGTATTGATCATCTCTACAAGGGGTATCAGTCGGAGAAGCGCCGCGCAGAGGAGGCGGAGAAATCGAGGGAAGAAGCGTTTCGTATTGCTCAAGCAGCCACGGAAGAAAACAAGAGGCTCAAGGGGTCATTGTCTGAGAACCAGGCCGTCCTGTTAGAGCAAGCAAAAAAGACGGTCTCAAAAGAGGTTGAGGATGCGAAGACCAAGTACAAGCAGGCTTATGAAGCTGGAAACAGCGATGAGTTGGTGAATGCGCAGGAGGAGTTGACTGCGGCAAAGATCAAGCTTGACAAGGTCAATAATTTCCGGCCTAATAAGGAACCGCCTCCAGAAGTGGAGGTGCCGCGAAGCGATCAAAAGGCAGAGTCCTGGAGATCGCGTAATGCCTGGTTTGGCAATGATGAAGAGATGACGGCTCTTGTACTGGCTTATCATTCAAAGCTTGTAAAACAAGGAGTTGACACTTCATCTGAAGAATACTACGAGAAGATTGACGCTCGTATGCGGCAGGTGTTCCCGGATTACTTTGAGCCTGAGGAACCGCGTCAGAGAACCAAATCAAATGTGGCACCCGCTACCCGTAGTTCTGCACCGACGAAGGTGCGCCTTACGACGAAGCAGGTGGAGTATGCAAAACGCTACAAGATTCCCTTGGAGCGGTATGCACAAGAAGTAGCAAAACTTCAACGAGGGTGATATGGAAAAACGTGAAGTCAGGGAGACGCGGGAAGCTTCAATGCGTAAGTGGAGTCCGCCGCAGTTGTTGCCAGATCCTGAGCCGGAGCCGGGTTATCAGTTCCGTTGGATTCGTGTTGCCAATTTAGGCGAAGCGGATGCGCGTCATATTGCCTCGAAACTACGCGAAGGTTGGGAGCCTGTCAAAGCGTCGCAACATCCAGAAATTTATATGATGCCTGGTTCAACCACAAGGTTTCCAGACAGTGTTGAGATCGGAGGGTTGTTGCTTTGCAAAACACCAATTGAGTTTGTAGAACAGCGTACCGAGTTTCATCAGAAACAAACGGATTCGCTGATTACTTCTGTTGACAATCATTTCCTGCGTCAAAGTGATGCGCGTATGCCTTTGTTTAAAGAAAGGCAAAGCGTGACAACATTTGGCCGTGGAACAACTTAAACGAGGTCAAAAATGGCTTATCCTGTTATTGACGCTCCCTACGGCTTGAAACCTATCAATCTGATTGGGGGGCAAGTATTTGCTGGCTCGACCCGGATGTATAGCC